CACAAAGACTTGCGTAATGCTCATTATGTCTGTCCAAAGAATCTCAAGAAAGCCCATGACTTATATGTGGCAAAAAAGAAACGTGATGATGAAAAGGAACGCAGGGAAAGAGATATGCAACGTTTACTTGAACTCAAGGAGGTCGCTCAAAAATACATTGAGGAAAAATCGAAGTTCTTTGACTTGAAGCTATCAGACGGGAAAATCATTGTGGTGCCTCTTAAAAATATCGAAGAGTTTAAACAAGAAGGTGATATCATGCACCATTGTGTTTTTACGAACGAATATTTTAAGAAGAAGGATTCTCTTATACTTTCAGCCCGCATCGGAAAGAAACACATAGAAACAGTTGAAGTCAATCTAAAGACGTTGCAGGTGGTTCAGTCTCGCGGAGTATGCAATAAGAATACTGAATACCATAACCGCATTATTGGGCTTGTGAAACAGAACATCGGTTTAATCCGCAAAAAGTTGGCATCATGATAATACTCGACAGTGACGGTCTGCCTGTTGGCAGAAGGAAGGAAAACTATATGAACATTGACGGAGTACTACATAAGCGTTGCACCCATTGCGGGAAATACTTCCGTCTGAAATATTTTTATCCCTTGAAGTATCGACGTAATGGAGAAATACATGAGTCTCTGCAATCATGGTGTAAGTTCTGCATGGTGGAAGGATGTTGTAAGAGAGCGAAAGAAAAGAGGGAAATATAAAGAATTAGATGGCCTCGTAAATCGCGAAGTCATCAACTAAAAGAAAGGAATATTATGAATAAGAAAAAAGACTTTAGATTAAGGTTAGAATTAGTAAAACAAGCAGGGTTCTCATTAGTAGAACTCCCACTTGTTTACCAATTTGTAAAAGGTGATGATGAAGCTCTTCGGGAATTGAAAGAGTTCCGTCAATGGAAACAAAATCGTGAAAGTGAACGATTCAAAGGTTCTCTTTAATCTTTTTCGATAAGAAGAGTTATCACAAGTACTGGAAATTGACTTTTATTCATTAACTCATGATTAAATGAGGTGGATACAATCTGTTTAATTACCCATCCTTCTTCATTTAATTGTTTAGTAACTTCATCGAAATCCATTCCGTATGAATCAATAATGGTAAATCTTCTTGAAAATGTAATAATTCTCTGTTGCATGATAATTAAATTTTAAATGTGACATAGCAAAAGTAATAATAATTCGGGCACGTTCTCCATTTCTTACAATAAAGTTTTAAATGTGACAATTTATACTTCTCTTCGGAGGCGTGCCCTTTTAATCAAATTAAACATGAAAGCAGGAGATATTTTTGAACACCCCGTCAAAGATACGGAAACGACAGTAAAATTAATAGCTGTAGAAAGTGATATATGCACTGGTTGCATATTCAAAGACGGTCGTTGCGAGTCAGACGATATAGGTATAAGACAACGTAATATCACTGGATCATGCTCAATAGACAATGTTATCTATCAACTGTACGAAGATAATAAACTAAAATCTAAAAAGAAATGAATAATATTAATTTGAATGCCCTCCGTAATAGGGCATATAAAATCGCCTGTGAACATGGTTTTCACGATGAAGAATTGAGTAATGAACATTGCTTTTGTCTTGTCATTAGCGAGTTAATGGAAGCTGTGGAGGCAGACCGAAAAAATAGACACTTTGATAAAGAAAAGTATAAAATCGGTAAATATGCCGAGTGTCAAGGGTGGCTAACGAATGAAGAAAAGTTTATCAACGTATTCAATAGATATATCAAAGATACCATTGAAGATGAGCTTTCCGATGCTATTATCCGTCTACTGGACCTTGCTGGACAGCACAACATAGAACTATCCATAATGGATTTGAATAGCAATACTATTGACAATATGGCAGAAGCTTGCAAAGATGAATCGTTTACAGAAACAATGTATTCTATTTCTACGCTTCCTGTAAGGTATGATGGTTTGTACGACTTTACGACTATTATTAATGATATGGTAACTTCCATCTTCGGCTTTGCAAAACATCTTAATATTGATTTGCTCTGGCACGTTGAGCAGAAGATGAAGTATAATAAACTTCGTGATAAGATGCACGGGAAGAAATACTAATTGAATGTGCGTGAGGAACGTGGGGGTGCCTGCCCTGCCTTAATAGATCGGCTTCAACCGGCGTCATGCACATTTTTAATACATAAATACTATGATAAGGACAAAAGTAAAACTCTATTTGAAAGGTGAAGGAGGAGACACCGATTCTATAACAACATGGATTAATCTCCCGGAGCAAGAGGCACACGATCACTATATAGGTAAACGGCTTAATATAGGTACAGTTGCAGATCGCATGATGAAATGTCATAAGGTCGAAACCTTGAATGTGCAAGATAAAAAAACAAAGGGGGCAATTAACAAGGCTCCGATTATTTAATAACTCTTTAAATATAGCATTATGAGTACAGAAGAAATTAAGAAAAAGGCTCCCTATAATTTGAGGGAGAAGAAAGAGAAGGATGCAAAATACAGGTCATTAATCAGACCTGCTCTAGCAGATGAGTTATACGATAAGATTCTGAAAATTGTCGTTGCTCAAAAAAAGTACAAGGACCCAGATTACTCTGCTAAAAAATTGGCGAAGGAATTGAAGACGAATACTCGCTATCTTTCAGCAGTTATAAACTCTCGTTTTGGCATGAACTATTGCTGTCTGGTTAATGAATATCGGATTAAGGATGCTTTGCATTTATTGACTGACAAACGTTATGCCGACAAAAATGTGGAAGAAATTAGTGATATGGTTGGTTTTTCTAATCGTCAATCGTTCTATGCTGCTTTCTATAAGAATGTAGGTGTCACACCTAGAAAATATCGAATCGAAAACCTGTAATATTAACGCAACAAGATTATGGCAGATATAAGGATTGTGAGAATGAAACTCACTAATTTTAAAGGAATTCGTTCTCTGGAAATGAACTATGATCCGGAAGTGACTAACGTTTTCGGAGACAATGCGACGGGAAAAACTACTTTGATGGATGCTTTTCTTTGGACTTTGTTCGGTAAAGATAGTCAGAACCGCGCGGACTTCAACATTAAAACGCTTGATGCAGACGGGAAAGCTCTTCCTAAATTAGAACATGAAGTTGTTGTGGTCCTTTCGGTAGATGGAATAGAAACCGTTTTCCGTCGTTGTTACAAAGAGAATTGGGTGAAGAAGCGGGGAACCACTAAAGAGGTGATGGATGGACATAGTGTTGATTATTACGTAGATGATGTACCTTTGGGTAAGCGTGAATATGATACTAAAGTTTCAGATATTTGTCCGGAACAGCTGTTCCGGCAGATAACTAATCCTGCTTATTTCCCTTCTTTGAAGATGCAGGAGCAGAGGCGAATGTTATTTGAGATTGTAGGTGGTGACATAACTAATACAGATGTATTCGATGAGTTAATAACAATAGGAAACAAGGATTTATACACTCCACTTATTGATGCTCTCAATTCTGGTAAAACTCTTGACGAATATAAGAAGCAGGTTGTTTCACAGAAGAATAAAATTAAAGGTGAGGTAGCCGATATTCCTGGTCGTATCGAAGAGAACCACCGGAATATGCCAGAGGAAGAAGATTGGGTAGCCTTGTCTTCCGAGATTGAAGAAAAGGAAACCGAGATTAGAAACTATGATTCTCTGATTGCTGACAAATCAAAAGCTGACGAAGAGGAATCCGCTCGTAGGCGTAGTGTTCGTCTGCAGATAGATGATAAGTATGAGCGTATGGAAGGGATTAAACGCCAGATCAAAAAGGATGCCAATACAGAACATGATAAATGGTACTCTGATTTGTCAGCAGAAGAAAGCTCTATTTCTAATATGAATACGGATATTCGCTATTTGGAAAACAAGCTATTAACGCTAAATAACTCTTTGACGGAATATCAATCGCAAAGAAGTAAATTGTATGAGGAATATAAGAATATCAATTTGATGCAGTTTGAAGTTGATAGTTCATGCCTTGTCTGCCCTACATGTAAAAGAATATTTGAAGGTGAGGATTATGATAGTAAGTTGCAAGAAATGCAAGATACTTTCCAAACTAATAAATCTACTCGTTTGAATGACAATATCAAGAAAGGAACTGCACTCAAAACTAAGATTGAGGATTTACAAAAACAGGTTCAAGACATTGAACAGGCTATCAAAGAAAAAAAGAATCTGTTATCTACTTTGGAAGTCGAGAAACAGCAGTTGCAGAATTCAGAGCCGAAAATAGTCGATGTTACGGAAGCTGTAGAACGGAATGAAAAGTATATTTCTCTGAAAAAAGAGATTGCACTATTGGAAGAGTCTCTAAGGACAAATTATACTCCTGCTGATGTATCGGAATATACTGCCGCTAAAAAAGTTCTTCAATCGGATATATATGCCCTCAAAGAAAGACTATCCAAAAGGGAACAGATTGAACGTACCCAGAAGCGGATTGATGAGCTGCAGTCTCAACTTTCGAATATGCAGCAGCAGATTGCCGACTACGAACAGATCGAAGCCTCGATACTTGACTTTATGAAATCGAAGGTCTCTCTGGTAGAGAAGCGTATCAATTCAGCTTTCTCCTATGTTCAATTTCGGATGTTCGATACGCAGGTAGATGGAACCGAGTTTGACACTTGCGAGTGTATGGTAGACGGTACTCCTTATTCCGATTTGAACACTGCAGCGAAGATGAATGCCGGTATTGATATCATCAATGCTATTTGCCGGGCAAAGGGTGTAACAGCCCCTATATGGTTAGATAATCGTGAAAGTGTGTGTAACCTTATCTCGTGTGCTTCGCAAATTATAAACCTCTTTGTAGAGAGAGGTGCAAAATTAACTATTCAATAATCATTTAACGTAACAGATTATGGCAGAAACAAATCAGAATCAAACAGGAGGTATGTTTGACAACAAAAGTGGAGCACAACCGGCTCCTGCACAACAACCGCAACAAAACCTTTCGATTGTCCAGAAAGATGTGGTTGATACTGTATTGTCTAAGATTAAAGACTTTGAAGAAGCAGGAGAGCTCAAACTTCCGACTAACTATTCAGCGGCAAATGCATTGAAATCGGCATGGCTTATTCTTCAAGAAACGAAGGATCGGAATGATAAACCTGCATTGGTGGTATGTACGAAAGAAAGTGTTGCAAATGCTTTGCTTGACATGGTCGTTCAAGGGCTTTCTCCGATGAAAAAGCAGTGCTACTTTATTGTATATGGTAGCAAACTTACTTTGCAACGTAGCTACCTTGGAACCCTTGCCATCGCCAAACGTGTGGGCGGTGTTAAAACGGCCATTGCCAATTGCGTATATGAAGGGGATGAATTTATATTCTCTGTTGATACGCAGACCGGGCTTAAAAAGATTATCAAACATGAGCAGACTTTGGAAGGTTTGGATGCAAACAAGGTTAAAGGGGCTTATGCTATTCTCACGACCGAGGACGGACGGAGTATTGTTGAGATTATGAATTTTGCCCAGATAAAACAGGCGTGGATGCAGGGAGCTACGAAAGGCGGTTCTCCGGCACATAAAAATTTCGGTGACGAAATGGCAAAGAAAACCGTGATCGGACGTGCTTGCAAAATTCTTATTGGTATGTCTGATGATTCAGCTCTATTTGATGAACCGGATGAAACGGAAACTGATATTGCTGCCGGACAGCGTGCGGTCCAAATAGAAGGGGCTGCTAATAAAAAGCGTTTAGGAGATATTGAGGACGCCAAGTTTGAGGAAGTGAAGCCTACTGCTCCTAAACCTGCCACTACCCAGCAACCGAAAGTAACAAACGATGCCCCTCCTCCGTATTAATTCAATTATGGCGAAGAAAGTAGATAACGAAAAAGGATTTCTGGTAATAGAGATCTCGGCAGCGGAACTGTCTGCTAAAGCCGGAGGATATGGTATCTGTGACTATTGTAATACCCCTGCAGAAAAGGGGTATTATATAGCCGTTCTAAACCAATGGTATTGTCCTAAGTGCTATGATGAATTCTGTAAACGCGCAAAGTATTACCAAGAAGATACCGGAACGGAGAAGAGGAACTATGAGTTGTATTCTAAACTACTTGGAGTATGAAACTGAAAGTATTAGGAAGTAATAGTCTCGGTAATTGCTATATCCTTGAAAACAAGGATGAAGCATTGATAATTGAAGCAGGAATAAAACTGCCGAAGGTCAAAGCTGCGATGAACTACAACATCAAGAAGATAGTCGGTTGCCTGGTAAGTCATGAGCACGGAGACCATGCAGGATTTTACACAGAGTATCTAAAGATAGGATTTCCGGTAATTTCACCGGAAGCTGTTTATAAAAGCAAGGGATTCTCCGTTATGCCTCCATTCGCGAAGATCGCAGAGCCAGGCCGTGGTTATAGAGTAGGGAATTTTAAAGTGATTCCTTTTGAAGTACAACATGACGTTCCGGCTTTTGGTTATCAGGTAGATCATCCAGATATGGGAAGGCTTGTTTTTCTTACTGATACTTTCTATTGTGATTATACTTTTGATAATGTGAATCATTGGCTTGTAGAAGCGAATTATGCGGATGATATTCTTGATCGTAATATAGCAGATGGACGTATACCGATATCTATGCGTCCCCGATTGCTCAAATCGCACATGGAGATTGAGACTATTAAAGGGTTGCTATCAGAAAATGATTTATCACAGACACAGAATATTGTACTCATTCATTTGAGTGATGGCAATTCGAATGAGAAGAGGTTCGTGGACGAGGTTATCAGTTTGACGGGTAAGCCGGTGTTTGCAGCTAACAAAGGATTGGTTATAAATGTCAGTCGAATTCCTTACTAATTGTCTGCAAAGATTATGAAAAGCGTACCTGATTACATAGTAAAAGACCTGCTCCGGCTACTTCCTGTCCTTATTGAGAATGTTAATTTGGAAAGTAAAAGTACCCGGGTACAAAATGCAGTGAGATTAGTGAAAAATATAATAAAGAGACTATCTAAAATACAAGATTAATTATGCATACATGGTTTGAGTGTAAAATCCGTTACGAGAAAGTAATGGAAAACGGAATGCAGAAAAAGGTAACAGAACCTTATCTGGTTGATGCGCTTAGCTTCACGGAAGCAGAAGCGAGGATTATTGAAGAAATGACACCTTTTATCTCCGGTGAATTTACCGTTTCTGATATAAAACGTGCTAATTATAGTGAGATATTTACAAGTGAAGAAGAAGCTGCCGACCGCTGGTTCAAATGCAAACTTATTTTCATCACACTGGACGACAAAAGTGGTGCTGAAAAAAAGACTTCCACTCAAGTACTGGTACAGGCTGCCGACTTGCGCGATGCCGTGAAGAAGTTGGACGAAGGTATGAAGGGAACAATGGCAGATTATCAGATCGGCATGGTATCCGAAACACCTATCATGGACGTTTACCCTTATACAGAAACTAATATAGAAGAGCAGATTGGTACAAATGCCAATTCTCCGGTAGTAAGCACCTTCTTAAAGTCATTACCCGAAGGTTGTCGTACTTCCATCACGGTTGCCGGGAAGCCTGTTATTATTGATAAGACAGGGGTATTAACGAGGGTTATACCGGATGAGGAACAGCGGGAGTAGTAACTACAAATCTATTGATAAATGGGGAGAAAAAATAAAATCGGACTTGAATATTTCCCTTTTGACATTGATTTCTTTTCGGATTTAAAGATTAGGAAATTAATCAAATACCAAGGTGGCAAAGCTGTAACTGTATATGCTCTCCTGCTATGTATTATTTATAAACAAGGGTACTACATGAGGTGGGATAAAGAGTTGCCTTTCATTATTTCGGAGCAAACGGGGTATGAAGAGGTGTATATTCAGGAGGTGATTAAGAGCTGCTTAGTAATCGGGTTATTTTCCAATGAGCTTTTTGAAAAAGAGAAGATCATAACTTCCAAAGGAATACAGGAACGGTATCAGTATATCTGCAATTTATCAAAGCGGAAATGTGTAATATCGGAGTTTATCCTTATTTCTTCCGAAGAAAAGCCTATTTCTTCCGAGGAAATACCCGTTTCTTCCGAGGAAATGCCTAAAAACTCCGGAATAAGTGCACAAAGTAAAGGAAAGGAAAGTAAAGGAAATAATAAAACTCCCCCTATAATCCCCAAAAGGGGAGAAGCGAGGGAGCCGATTATAAATATTAGTGATATTAAAGATTTGCTTTTGAAAGATGAATTATGGAAAGAAAATGCTTGCCGACAATCTGGGTTGAGTATGGAATTCTTTTCAATGATTCCCCAACAGATTGATAATTTCCTTTCATGGATACGATCTACGGGCGCAGAAAGCACAGTCCTTACACTTCCAGACGCTAAACGTCGCTTTATTTATTGGTGGAAATATACAGGTCTAAAAGAGTGGAAAGATGAAAAAGAACGAATATCCGGAAAAACGAATAGGACAGGTGATAACAGAAGCACAAGCGATGGGGCAAAGCCTGACTACAACGAAGTTTTTTGATTTTATGACTGATTTCTCGTATGCGCGGCATCTTGCATGTCTATGTGAAGCCGGTACGCAGATATTAGCTCGTGAGAATAAAACGTTTGTTGTGGATGAAAGTAACGAGCAGGTTATCCGTTTTCTGATTCACTACTTTAACCGATGTCGTTCTGCAGAGACTATTTTCCCGGCAGATAAAGGCTATAAGCTACACAAAAATATTGCTTTATGTGGTGATGTCGGTGCAGGAAAAACAGTTTTGATGCAAGCTTTTTCGGTGTATTTGCGGAGGATTAATAGCCCAATGCAGTTTCTGAATCTGTCTGTCGGACAAATGGTGAACTATTACACGTTGCATAACAACTTGGATAAGTATACCTACAATGAGGATGATTCAAAGGCTTTTCAATATTCACCGATAAACATTTGCTTGAATGATATAGGTTTGGATTTAACAACCTTTTACGGCACAGGTACGAAGGATTTATGTAGTGAGTTTCTTTTCGCCCGGGCTGAAATATGGCAGTTTTACGACAAGTATAGTCACATAACGACAAACTTGTCGGCAACATTATTGAAAGAGTATTTTAAAGACGATTACAGTCGGATAAATGACAGGTTCAAATATTATAATTTGATTCATTTATCCGGAGAATCAAGAAGATAACAATTAACGCAACATTGATTATGACAAAGAATGATTTACCTAAAAGCTCACAAGAGCTTATTACCCGTTTTTTGCCCGAATATGAGCAACCGGAGGATGTTAATGAGAAGCAATTCCAAGAGGCTTTAATGAATTTCCATCTTGCAATGATGGGTAAAACGGAGAAGCAAGTTTATACTCCCGTATTTTCTTGTTGTTCTGGTACGCTAAATTCAGAACTTCCAATGGTCTGTATTCCTTCTTCCAAGTACAAGGAAGTAGAGATATGCTTAAAAGATGGTTGGAATTATCCGATTGCTACTATAAAGCTATCCAATACAAATCGTTTGATTGATGCTGAAAAGACCTATGAGGACACAGCGAAATTGGGGTATGAGATAACCAGACGTTGGAACGCTTTTATTCCGAAAGGAGGTGAGGAATGATTAACTTGCTGTATGTCGATTTGTTTTGTGGAGCCGGAGGAACTTCTACCGGAGTAGAATTGGCCCGTGTAAACGACGAGCAGTGCGCGAAGGTAGTTGCATGTGTGAATCATGACAAAAATGCCATAGCGAGCCACGCAGCTAACCATCCGGATGCTTTGCACTTCACCGAGGATATCCGAACGCTTGAACTTTCTCCACTGGTGGAACACCTGAAGAAAAGTAAGGTTCAATATCCTAGTGCTTCAGTCGTTCTCTGGGCATCATTGGAGTGTACTAACTTCTCGAAGGCTAAAGGCGGTCAACCACGGGATGCAGATAGCCGGACACTAGCCGAACATCTGTTTCGTTACATCGAAGCTATCGACCCTGATTATATTCAGATCGAAAATGTCGAAGAATTTATGTCATGGGGGCCAATGGATGAAAATGGTAAACCGCTCTCTATGCAAAAAGGAAAAGACTATACCAAATGGGTTCGCAGCGTGAAATCCTACGGTTATAACTTCGACCACCGTATTCTGAACGCTGCCGACTTCGGAGCATATACTAGCCGAAAACGATTCTTTGGTGTTTTTGGTAAGAAAGGCTTACCTATCGTATTCCCGGAACCTACCCATTGTAAAGAAGGAAAACAAGATATGTTCGGGAGCATATTAAAGTGGAAGCCCGTAAAAGATGTGTTGGATTTAGAAGACGAAGGAACTAGTATCTTTACCCGGAAGAAACCACTATCAGAAAACACTCTTGAACGTATCTATGCTGGCTTAATTAAGTTTGTAGCAGGTGGAAAAGATAAATGGCTGCTGAAATACAACTCAATCAATGGAAAGACAGGAAAGCACATTCCTCCTGGAATAGATGAACCATGTCCGACTGTGAGTTGTCAGGGACGATTAGGAGTTGTGCAAACGCATTTCCTTTCAAGATACAATACTTGCCGCCCTCAAGATACCTGTAAGTCAGTTGATGAACCTTGCGGAGTACTTACTACTAATAATCGATTTGCAAAAGTAGGTTGTCATTTTCTATCAAAGTATTTCAGCGGACATCCGGAAAGTAAGAATATACCCGTGGATGGTCCGGCACATACCATCAAGTGTAAGGATAACCATTCGTTGATTAATGCTAAGTTTCTCGCTGCATATTACGGAAATGGTGACAATGTTAGCCAGGTAGACAAACCATGTCCGACAGTGCCGACAAAGGACAGATTCAACTATGTGAGTCCACGTTTCCTCTGCTCGTACAATTTCAACGATGCCGGCAAAGATATAAATGCCCCGTGTCCGACCTTACTTACAAAAGATCGGCTATCACTAACTACCTGTCGCTTCATGGATCAGCAGTTTGGACAAAGTAAACCGGTTGGAATTAATCAACCATTAGGAGCCTTGACATCTAATCCAAAGTACAATCTTGTAAGCTGTCGTCCGTGGGTAATGAATACTAACTTCGGAAATATCGGTAGCCGGATAGAAGAACCTGCACCAGTTATCACCGCTAACCGAAAGTGGCACTACCTGATGAATCCGCAATTTGTATCTCCTGGAAGCTCTGTGAACGACCCATGCTTTACCCTCATTGTCCGGATGGATAAGCGCCCCCCCTACCTTGTCAGTCTAAATACAGTGTTTAGTTCGGAAACACCACCACCGGATTTCGTGAAGATAGATGCCTACGGGAATGTGTTTATTGAAGTCTTTGAAGATGATAGTCCCATGACAAAGAATATCAAAGAATTCATGGCCATCTATCAGATTGTAGACATATTGATGCGGATGCTCAAGATACTTGAACTAAAGCTTATCATGGGATTCCCAGAAGATTATATGCTAATTGGTACACAAGCCGACCAAAAGAAATTCATAGGAAATGCGGTCGAAGTAAATATGGCGCGAGTTCTCTGTGAAGCTGTCAGCAGGAAGCTACGTGAATTAAGAAAAGTGGCAGCATAAATTAATTCAAAAATGAATAGATATGAATAGAATTATATGTAAGGCTGGCGTATTAAGTAAAACAATACGGTTGCTACCATTTATAACAATTTACGCAAATCCTATGAAAGTTGGTTGGAAAGATTTTGCGATTGATATAGGATGGTTGTGTTTCGCTATTGGAATTAGATTTAATGAAGCATCAAACTAAATACGGTAAGGAACATTATGAAAACATTAGAAGATAAGGCGCAAGAATATTCGGTGATGTCTGGTGCTTTAGACGCTGGATATTCCACGGAAACAGAGGAAGCGTACAGACAAGGTGCACGAGAAGCACAACATTGGTTCTCCGTGAGTGAAGAACTGCCTGACACATCAGATTTTGGAGTAAGCGAAAATGTGATTCTAAAATTGTCTGTTTATAACAAGAAACATAAGAATACCTATGAATGCTGCATAGAGGCTTATTACGATAGCGACATAGAACATTGGTTCTTTATGCTTCCTGTCGACATCAAGAATCTAAAATTAGAGCCTTTAGCTTGGCGACCAATAGAAAGAAGATAACCCTCAAACTAAATCAAGAATAGAAATGAATGTCAGTTTTCAAACAGCGGAGAAGGGAGGCAAATCCGCTACAACAGAATGGTATACTCCCCAATATATTATAGAGGCTTTAGGTGGTAAGTTTGATTTAGATCCATGTGCACCATTTATAGAATGGCATACGGCTAACAAATGTTTTACCAAAGAAATAGACGGTTTATCTAAGGTTTGGGAAGGTAGAGTATTCCTTAATCCGCCTTATTCAAATCCTATTATTAAGCATTTTGTTCGTCGATTGGCTGATCATAATAACGGGATTGCTCTTCTTTATGCTCGATGTGATAATAAGATGTTCTTTGAAGACGTCTTCAATCGAGCAGCCTCTATCAAATTTCTTTGCGATCGTATTTACTTTCTTCGTCCAGACGGTACAAAGGGGAATCGACCGGGATGTGGGTCCGTCTTGATTGCTTACGGTAAAGAATGCGATAAACTTCTTCAAAACTGTAATTTACCTGGTAAGTACATCTCATTATCAAATTATTAATTAGCGTAAAACAAGAATAGTAATGGATAAAAAGGAGCAACAGGCAATAGATTTCCTTCGCAGCATGGATCTTGAAGATCCGATGTGTTTAGGCTTTTCTGGCGGTAAAGATAGCGTTGTTATTCTCGATCTTGCAGAGCGTTCCGGCATAAAATATATCGCTTCTTACGCTAATACAACAGTTGATCCACCTGGCACAATCAGTTTTATAAAGAAGAATTATTCACAGGTCCAGATACTTCAACCGAAGCAGTCTTTTTTTCAGTTGGTGGAAAACAAAGGATTACCTAGTAGAGTGAGGCGTTTTTGCTGCGAAAAGCTGAAAGAGCAATACGGTATCGGTCAGCGTACAATCGAGGGAATGAGGGCAGAGGAAAGCCAATCTAGGGCGTTGTATGAGCCAGAGCAATGCGATACACGCAGATGGATGAAAGGTGCGAAGCATATTCTCCCGATCCTTAACTGGTCAGAAACCGATGTATGGAACTATATCCGAAAATATGGACTACCATATTCCAAGTATTACGATGCACCTTACAATCTTTCCCGTCATGGATGTGTTGGTTGTCCCCTTGCAGGGTGCAAGCAGATGCAGACGGAATTTAAGATGTTTCCCGGATATGCCCGTAGAATGATAGTCGCCATTGAACGATACATGAATAACAAACCTAATAATGCACTTGCTAAGAATTTCATTGATCCGTATGAAGCCTTTTACTTCTACATAAATGAAATGTCGATGCAGGATGTTAGGCGGTTGAAAAAGGGACTCTTTCACTTTAATGCGAAGGAGGTTATACAGAAAGAGATTTTAAACAATTAGAGTAAAACAAATTAGAAAGGAATAAAAGTATGACAACTAAAGAACAAGCAGCCCGCAAATACGCTCTAAGTGAGCATCACGGAACCGGTCATTATACAGATATACAACTTGAAGATATCAAGGAATATGCATATCTACAAGGGGTTGAATTTTCCCATGAGTGGATTCCTGTTGATAAAGAACTACCGGACGGTGAAATACCTTGTATTGTTAGAAATAAAGTCGGAAATCTATGTATCTGCTTTATGAAGTACACTACAATGAAAGACGGAAGTCGTAGCCCCATCGGGTGGTTCAATTATTGGTATGGGAAAAATGAAACACGTACAAACGGTCCAATTCGGGCTACAATAACTCATTGGAGATACGTTGAACAGTAATGAGTATAACATTCAAATTAGAATAAAAATGAGCGAAAATAAGAAACCGTGCCCCCAGTTCCCTTATTGGGGTGCACATTACCCGGATGCCTGTTGTGTTGATGGGAAACTGTATGACCTTGACAGATGCGATGAAAACGGAAATCTGTACGAACCTATCGACGATATTCCATGCCCATTTTGTCAGACAGAGGATTTTATTGAATTAGACCCGTTTAGTTGGGTAGACCATTTTTGCGAGGCAATGGAAGAGAACGGAGATACCATCACCGACTCTATGGAGCAGCTTGCTAAACAAAAGGCAAGGCAATCCTATCTTGATTGGATTGAGAAAATGAAAGAAAAATATACGTAAAAATAAAGAAATGAAGAAGATACTAATAATCTGCGCACTTCTCGCCATGATGGTTGGATGTGCATCACCGAGAAAGTCGGTTGAGAATCACCCAGTAAAGGAATCACATCAGCCGGATGCGCTGCCGGGTAATAAAGAGAATCGCTTTATGAAGCAATTTCGGCAAGCTGATTCAGTGTTTAACGAAAAATACAATATAAAAGGATATGGGATGTGATTGTTGCTCTAAGTCTAACTACGGACAAGATAAATGCTCTGCCAGTAGAGCTTATAGGGATTGTTTTTGCGGTGTGATCCATGATAACGAGCGAGAAAGATATGAAGAGATGTCACCTCATCGAAAAAAGGCTATCTCCAAGCGTAGAAAAAAGAATAAAAACAAGAAAACTCACAGGGGATAACCCTCAATACGGAATGGTAATGAATATGAGAACAATAAAATTCAGAGGTAAAAACTTATATAATAACGAATGGATATTTGGTGACTTGATTCAGTACGAAAGTAGTGAAATGGCTATTTTCAGCAAGAAACTTTCCCAATATGGATGCGAAGCTACTGAAATGTTTAATAGAAGTAAGGTAGAAACTACAACTGTGGGACAATTCACAGGCTTATTCGACAAAAACGGAAAAGAAATCTATGAAGGGGATATTCTTCACACTATTACATTTGGTTTTAATCCAGAAGAATATACAGCTATTATCCTATATCGTAATTGTAGTTTTCAACTTTCTAATGGTCGAAATTTATTCTATTTCGGGCAATCTGATCTTACAAAAATGGATGATACTATCGTGATTGGCAACATTTACGATAACCCGGAATTAATCAAGGAGGAATGACAATGAAGAAAATCATGTTCAACGATAAGTACGGCTTAACCCAGGCTGTACTAGATGGTCGGAAGACTATGACGAGAAGGATTTGTAAATACGATAGACCTGATGAAACTTACGACATCGTATTTCCTGTCTTTGAGCCTAAAGATTATGATGATAATGGGAATATAATATCCCCTTTATATGGCGCCTTCGGCTGGAAAAACAAAGAAGGTAATTTCACAGGATGGAATATTTCCAAGTACAAGGTTGGCGAAGTCGTAGCGATTGCACAAAGCTACAGGGATTCAGGCTATACCCCAGACTCATTAGATAGACATCCGAAAGATTTGAGTATTCGTGGTCTTATGAAGGATTCCGCAGGATGGAATAACAAGATGTTTGTTAAGTCGTATGCTTGTAAACATCACATAAAGATAACCAATATAAAAGTAGAACGCCTACAGGAAATATCCGATGATGATTGTTTGAAGGAAGGGATATTTGAATGGAATGCCGGCCAGAAAGATATTCCTTTCTATTCATTTTCGTATGCAGACATTCCCGACTATTTTAGCCCTCGTGATGCTTTTGCTGACTTGATAGACAAAGTATCCGGCAAAGGTACATGGGAAGAAAACCCATTTGTGTGGGTGTATGAATTTAAGCTGTTTGACTAATAACAAAGATAGAAATGAAGGAAATAGAATTGAAAATAGCTGAAATATTAGGGCGTGTTGCTCTTGATAATGATATGAAGATTCCTGATGATATTCAGCGATTAGCGAGAGCTACAAGGTATTTGGCTATTCAGCTAGAGAAAAATACTAGAGATGTGGATATGTCACAGGATATTATGAAATATACGGTAGTTATATTGGATAATACTATTGCGAAAGTTGTATCAAAAGATGCTAGAGCAGTGTGTGAAACAGTAAGAACTGACACAGTAACAGCTATAAGAGCAGATGGATAAAGATATGTATTCAAAATATATAAAAAAGAGAAATGGATAAAATGAAGATTATCATTCCCCACGAGGGAGTAAACGAAATTCCAGAAGGCTTTAAACCTGTTATGACAAGTGAAGGTAAGTTAGTTGCCATTGTTCCGGAAGGAATGCATACGAGGGATGCGTATTGGATAAAGACTGAAAGGATTATTCCGGTTGTAGATTGGGAACAACGACGTTTTGAATTGGCGAAAGCTGCTATGCAAGGATTCTGCGCTAATTCGCATGATAGTATTGCAATAGCGGTAGATTCTAAGACCGTGTCTGAATGGTCCGTTGGGTTTGCAAATACCATGATCGAAAGGTTGAAGGGGGATTATGGATCAGTAAGCCAATTGATTGAATCGGTGAAGTCTGGTAATAGACCATCTTTTATCGGAGTTCTTTTAAGTGAATCCCAGATTGAAGAGTTGTGGTCTTATGTGGATGATGAATACTATAACAATGTATTAAAGTCCCGGCTGAAAAAAAATAATTAGCTATCTGTGGTTAATATTTGTAAACATTCTATATTCGTTTTCTAGCAACTTTTTTACACGTGGCTTATTGATGTATTGTGTTGTTTGCTTTCTGATTATTCCGTTCTGTAAAAGATTGATCGTCCGATTTTGCTCACTGATAGTCATACTTAATACAATGATTATAAAGATAAGTGCTATATAACCCAAAACGATTAAACACACTACTTCTTTATTGAAATGGAAGAAATCTCTGAAAGTTCTAAAGTTGCTCATGCTTGCTATGTTTTTTAAAGAACGTGCCCGAAAATAACTACGCCCTTCATAGAGGTGCGGCAAACAACCCAACAAGGAAGCATAGATACAACGGGCACGTATATTGTGATAATGCAATACACGAACACCGTCCATTCTATTTCCTTGTTTTGAAAATTGCCGCTTTCTATGAAGGAGAGACTGAACGTCAATCGATACTCTATTTGAGTATCGGTGCAAATTTAATAAAAAGATTACAAAAACTTATCATTATGGATGCAAAACAATTTTTCAAGAGAGTTTCTTACATGCGGAAACTTCAAAAAGAATATTTTAAAACTCGTTCGTCTGCCATTTTGAGACAATGTAAACAGGTGGAGAAAGAGATAGACGATGAGATCGAGAGAGCGAATAAGATAGTTACAGAACAGCAACAGCCAAAACTTTTTTGATTATGAAGCGAATTCCGTTTAATACTACTGATGCCGACATCTTTCCTCGTATAGCTAAAGTTGCAAAAGGGGGGACGTTTGACGGCTCTGCGCAGACTGATTACCTTGAAAGCTGCCGGTGGTTCGTAGAGCGATATGATTGTATTATCATTCTTACTCGTGATGTTGGATATCATACATCTGGTTGGTGGAAGAACCCAGACTACGAACGTTGTTATCATTTGTCTATCTCCTTTCCCGGTGGACGGGATATTAGGAAGTTAGGACACGTGCTGGAAAAGTTCTTCGGGAATAATCGTCGTTTATTGTGGTGTGAACCTCCATATAGTAAGCAGGGTAAACAGGTGGAAGTGTATCATTATCGTTTGTTTTGTGATGAGAATTGGCAACCAATAATGCCGCGCGGAGAAGTCTATTCTAAACAGTTTACCGAACTGGGGTGGAAATCATATTCAGAACTACATAGTAGAAACCAATAACAAATAGTAATTATGAAAAAAGAACAAACCAAAGTTTATGTATTGATGCTTTCTAAGGAGTTTCCTAAAGAGCATCCGAAAGCCGGAGAACAAACCGGATTCAAAGAAAAGTTAGAGCTGGCGTTGAAAGCGCAAGAACAAGCAGAAGAATGTACTACCTGCGGTGGTGACTGTAAAACTTGCTATTGTCCTTCTGCTTCCGGAATAATGAAGGTACATACTATTCGTACCAATATGGAACGTTGGTCGGGAATAATGCAGAAAGTGCAGGAAGGGAAAACTGTTATCTCTGTCCGGCAATGGAAAGGTAGACCCTATGAAAAAGGGAATGTTCAGGTAGAACTATTCTGTCTCGGCAAAGATGATGGCGTAGGATTACAGACATTGAGCGTCATGGAGTACACCGATGCTGACGACGGGATAGAACGTGCCGTTTATTGTATCGACGGGAAGCCAATGCCAATGCTTACTCTGAAACAAATAGCGGAGAACGACGGGCTGACTGTTGAAGATTGGAAAGCGTGGTTTACTGGTATGTCGTTTGCTGAACCACTGCCGATCATCCACTTTACCAAATTTAGATATTGATTATAAACCATTTAAAGAGTTACAATTATGCAAGACATTGAGAAAAATTCAATGCTCCTTAAAGAAGGACAAGTAAAGAAACCAAGTTATCAGAACTTCTCAATAACTCGGAAACGGAAAAGAAACCGACAGTTGCAAAGCTGAATCCTGCAATCATAGTCCCGTCCCCATTGAAACGAAAGCGATTAAACGATGAATTGATTGCAGAGCTAAATGCTACCTATGAACGTCCGGCTATTTGTCGGGATGAACACGGAGAGTACAAAGAAGGTGCTTTCCTGCACGGTTCAAATCTGGTAATAACAAGCATATTGGAAGGACGTTGGCATCTGACTGTAAAGTCCGACAAACCACTTTCTATCTATGAGATAAAAGCTGCCAGGTACAAGTTTATTCCGGACGATGCTTACATGACACTTGTTTTCCCGAAAAGGTCGGAACTGGAAAAGTTTACTTCTCCACACAGTATGCAAATGATAGAGATTCAAGTCACCCAAAAAGAATAATTTTTTGAGAGGGGGGGACTATAGGGGGGGAGAGGTGGTATTTTGTATAGTTTAAAAAGATAGTTTGAAGATGATTAAAAAATACGCTTTTGTTATCGGCATAGATACCGGAGTAAATACCGGAGTTGCCACATGGAATGTTACTGCAAGAAAGTTTGAGTTGATAAAGACTACTTCAATTCATAAAGCAATGATGTATGTGATAGAAATGTATAAAACGTACGGAGGAAGTATGTTAGTTCGTGCTGAAGATGCGCGATTAAGAACGTGGTATCAATCTAGTTATAAGACAAGAGAAGAAGAAAGGGAAATGTTGCAGGGGGTTGGATCAGTTAAACGTGATGCGAAGATATGGGAGGACTTTCTTACTGATATTGGTATACCCTTTGAAATGGTTCATCCTAAGAATTCTATAACTAAAGTCAATGCTTTGACATTCAGGAATATAACTAAATACGATAAACCGACGAATGAACATTCTCGTGATGCCGCAATGCTTGTATTTGGTTATTAGACATTAGGTTAATATTGAATATAGTGCGTTTGTTAGACGAACTTTTGCTTAAAAAGATGTTTAATAAACGCATTTTCTTTATATTTGCGTGGAAATGACAGATGTTACATCTTAAAAATTAGTGTGAAAATGGAAGGATTATCAAGTTTAGAGGGTTGGGCTCTGATTGCGACATACTTTGTTGCTATGATGATGCTCGTTGTGTTCCTACGAAAACACAAAAAGACGAAAGAAGAATTTTTGGTTGCTAACCGATCTATGCCGTGGCTACTCACAGCTTTCTCAATGGCTGCTACATGGGTGTGGGCTCCGTCAATGTTCGTTGCATCGGAGAAAGCATATACGCAGGGACTTGTTGGCGTGTTCTGGTTTGTTGTACCGAATGTATTAACGTTGATGCTATTTGCTTTCTTTGCTAATAAGATGCGTAAGCTCCGGCCAGAGGGATGGACGTTCTCGGACTATATTCGTGAGAAGTATTCCAAACGTTGCCATAATCTGTTTCTTGTCGAATCATTCGGGTTGCAGACAATGAGTTTTGCCGTTCAGCTTCTTGCCGGGGCTACCATCTTTTCAAAGATTACCGGAATATCGTTCACTGCTACTACGGTGGTGATGGCACTTTGTCCTTTGGTGTACACATTCGCAAGTGGGATTCGGTGCAGTATCATTACCGACTTCTGGAAGATGCTTTGGATTGTGATTGTTTTATTGTTAGGACTGCCAATTATGTTTTCAAATGCCGGACCGGAAGCGTTGTTTAATGGTCTGGGAGGTGTTAGTGGTGGTTTCTCTGATTTGTTTTCGGGTAACGGACTCATGGTTACTTTGTCCTTCGGTATTCCTACAACGATTGGTTTACTATCTGGGACGTTTGGCGACCAGATGTTCTGGCAGCGGGTGTTTTGTGTGAAAGCTGACAAAGTGAAGCGCACAATGATAACCGCTGCCTTTATTTTTGCCGTTGTACCTATTTCCTTGGCGGTATTTGGCTTTTTTGCAGCCGGAACAGGTTTGGCTATATCCGACACACAACTGACAAATGTAGGGGCTGTAATGGCCTTCTGCCCTAAATGGTTTTTATACCTGTTCTTTGTGCTTATACTTTCCGGACTGATATCAACGGTTGATAGCATTATTTGTGCAGTGAGTTCAGTTGCCGGGCATGATGTAGTGAAGCGGTTAGCTATGAACGAGAAATGGCATGAACGGATTCAGAAGAATATTTTTCTCTTTATTCTTTTCGCGAATGAAGTGCGGGCAGCTCGGTTTGCTATGATCGTTGTCACCGTCTCCGCTATTCTGATAGCAAATATTCCAGGTCTAACTATTCTATATCTCTTTTTATTGTACGGGACGCTACGTTCGTCTGTAATGCTTCCGACTGTGTTTGCTATTCTCGGCATAAGAATGAGCGAAAGAGGGCTGTTTTACGGCATCCTAACGAGCATGATTGTAGGTTTACCAATATTCGCTTATGGGAACTTCACTGGTAACATTCTGATGATCGTATTCGGTTCTCTTTTCACCATCCTAGCATCAGGGATTATGGCAGTTCGTCGTAAACCTTTGCAGCGTGGTTCAATGGAAGTGGCTATAAAGATAGACCGAACCGATATGGATAAACGTATTGCAGAGATAAAAGCGGTACATGGTGAATACTTAGCTTGTGCAGAAAAGATGGAAGCTCACATTCGTACATTTAGAGCATTGACCGAATCTGCAAGAGGAACAGCAAGGGATATAAGAAAATCAGTTTCTCAATACAAACAGTTACAGGGGAAGAAGTCATTGAATAGAAAAAAATCACATAGAAAATGAGAAAGCTGTTTATCATGCTCGTATTGGTTGCAGTATCATTGGCTGCTAAAGCACAAGTTTACGACGGTATTACTCAACCGACTAAGTTTCGAGTATTTATGCCGGTAACTACATCTTTGGAGGGTAACGGTTCTACCGTCGCTCCTTTTGTCGGCTATCGGACAGACGTTGCCAAGTGGCTTTCTGTTACTCCGGTCCTTCAATACAACATGAATACCGAAGCAGTTACTTTGGCTACATGGCTGAATGTGAACTATCAGCAACGATTCTTTTTGCTTGCACGTTCGACGTACAATATGAAAGCAAAGATGTTCACTGAAACATTGTCCGATACTATAAAACTCCCTGCTGGATTCATGATTGATGCGACCTGGGATAATCTGTATAATGGCCGGAAGTTCATGGACGGTGACCGTCTGCAGGTGCTTGGAGGTCTGGATTATGGACGATTCGTTTTCAATGCCGGATATTCCATGCGTGCGCTGCCGGGATTCGTGGCAAACATCCGGTTTAAGGTAACAAAGTATAATTGGCTGCAACTGAAATACGATGAAGGTGCAAAAGCTTTCATTACGAGTGTAGCACTACAATTCAATGAACTATGAAAACAGTTCTAGGCAAAAAGCAAACATCATCACACACAGACTGGCTTCGTGTATTCTCCAACATCGAGCAATATGTGTTGAAGCAGGAAACTGACAATCTGATTGACCGTCTGGTTGAGCAGGTGAAGCCACACATCTACGGCAAACAAGTTGCTTATGCTTGGAGTGGTGGAAAAGATAGCATTGCTCTTGGTTTCATTATGGAGCAGGCCGGAGTACATGACTGTTTACTCGGACGCTGCAATCTGGAATATCCGGCTTTCCTGCAATGGATAGAAAACAACCATCCGGCAGGATTAGAAGTAATCAATACGGGGCAGGACCTTAAATGGTTGGCGGCACATCCCGAAATGCTTTTCCCGAATGATTCTTCTTTGGCTGCAAAGTGGTTTAGCATAGTTCAACATCGAGCGCAGGATATCTATGTGAAGAAACACAAGGTAGATGTTCTTTGCCTTGGTCGAAGAATACAAGACGGGAACTATGTAGGACCAGGCGGAATGTACACCAATGCAAAGGGTGTCACCCGTTTTTCTCCTATTGCTGATACTAAGCATGAGGAAATTCTTGCAATCATCCACTATTACCATCTTCCATTACCACCAATTTACACATGGCCCCGCGGCTTTCGTGTTGGTACACATTGTTGGGCTTCTCGCCAGTGGTGCGGAAGCGTGGAAAATGGCTTTAGGGAAGTTTACGAAATAGATAGTAGCTTGGTAGAGGAAGCTGCTAACTATATACCTTCTGCGAGACAGTTCTTGCAGGGGAAAGTTTAATCAATAAATTTTGTGTAGGAATGAAAAGGAAGTTAGAAACAAAGAAAGTACTCCTGTCAGAGTTAAAGGAGTTTCCGGGTAATCCAAATGTGCATCCGGAGGAACAAGTGAAGGCTATTGCCGAAAGTATGGAACGATACGGACAGTATTATCCGATTATCGTTGATGAAAACATGATGGTTCTTTGCGGCCATGGCAAGAAAAAGGCTTTGGAATATCGTGGAGAGAAAGAGGCTTCTATTACGGTCATGTATGGTTTGACTGACAAAGAAAAGAAGAAACTCGTTCTGGAAGACAATAAGATTCAGACAATGTCTCATGTGAATTTTGGGGACGTGGAGAAGATTATTAAAGAAATCGGAGATGTTGATATTATTGGCTTTACTCCGGAATATCTGGATGCGATCATCAACGAAGTTAGCACTGACAATATGGGAGTGAATTTTGCAGAACCTGTAAAGAAGGAGCAGCAGTTTACACCAGAGAAGAAGGTTGCCGACATTCAGGAAGTTGATGAAATTGAAGCCGGTATGCAGACAGCCCGTACAATGGTGTGTCCGCATTGTGGCAAGGAAATAACAATTTAATCATAGAGCTATGGATAAGAATGTAGATTTATTCAAACCTCTTCGGGAAATTCAGTTTGTAGACCGAGATACGGTGAAGCCGAATGACTATAACCCCAACAAGGTTCTGGAAAAGAATCTTAATCTCCTTATGCAAAGTATCCTGACTAATGGTTTCTGTTTTCCCATCGTAGTGCGTCCGGACTTTACGATCATTGACGGGTTTCACCGTTGGCTTGTGTCCGGCAGGGAACCGTTAAAGACAATGCTCGGCAATAAGATTCCTATTGTGGTAGTGGCACATAAAGACGAGAGTCAAGATATGTACGGTACGGTTACTTTTAACCGTGCCCGTGGCACACATCTACTTGAGCCGATGGAGAACATTGTGAAAACTCTGTTGGAAAAAGGCAAAAGTGTAGATGAAATCTCAAAGGAAATAGGAATGAGTAAAGAAGAAATTTTCCGGTTATCAAAGATTGACAGGGAAGAGTTTCTAAAGCTCATTACCCAACGTGGTACGCAAAGATTTAGTAAAGCCCAAATCATTCGCAGATGTACGTAAAGGATTTAGATATTAACGTTGTTGATGCTACCGAGCGTAGGATTCTCGAAGCATTCAATAAGAATCAAAAAGTTGCCGTCAGTTTCTCTGGCGGCAAAGATTCTATATGTATGTGCGATATGCTGATAAAGACAATGCAGAAATATACAATTCCGTTTAGTCGCATTATCGTTGTGTTCTTTGACGAGGAAGCCATTTATCCAGATGTTGAGCAGATTGCACTTGAATGGCGCTCACGTTTCATGTCCTTGGGGGCAAAGTTTTATTGGTTCTGTTTGCCTATACGGCATTATAATTGTTGCAATAGATTGGCGAATGATGAAAGCTTTATCTGTTGGGAGCCTGGCAAAGAAAGCGTGTGGGTGAGACCTATGCCTAAGTTTGCTATTCGCAATCACTCGATGTTTCGTATGGGGATGTCATATCAGGAATTTGGGGCGAAGATTTTTAAAAGTGTTCCTCAAATGATAGGTCTAAGAATGGCAGAATCTATTCAACGCCGACAGTCCATAGCATCAATCAGGATTTCTACATTTCTTTATCCCATATACGATTGGCGTGATAATGATGTTTGGCTGTATATCAAATTGAATAACCTTACTATTCCTATGACCTATATCTACCTGTATAAGACAGGTGTACCGTTGAATAAACTTCGTATTAGTCAGTTTTTTAGCATTGATACAATCAAGTCATTACCCAAGGTTATGGAGTTCTACCCGGATTTGTATGAACGGGTGATTCGTAGAGAACCAAATGCAGACCTTGTTATGCTTTATTGGGATACTGATATGTTCCGGAGTTCTAAGCAAGACCGGAAGTTTGAGCAAGATAAGGAAAAGGATTATCGGGTCATATTCCGAGATACAATGAAAAAGGCCGCTTTACATCCAGACTTATATCCTGGTTATAAATTGGCTAAACATCTTTATGTTAAAATGTCCGGTAGGGAATCTTCAAAAACGTGTCAGTTGTCTTATCAGTTATTGATAGCGGGGGACCCGAAGAAACGTTCCTATCGTGCTATTTTAGGGGCTATCTATAGAGAGAGGGGAGGAGGAATATAAAATGCCTAAGGCCGAAGAGGACATTCAGAAAGATAAAGAAAAGTTGCTCGATTCATTGAAGGAATGTAGCGGTATTGTTACGTTTGCCTGTGAGAAGGTTGGACTCTCACGGCAGACGTTCTATCGTTGGTATCGTGAGGATGCGGAATTTAAAGAACGTGCCGATGCTATCAATGAATTGCAGATCGATATTGCCGAGGCCTCCCTTCTGAAAAAAATACAGAAGGGAGATACTACGGCTATCATATTCTATCTGAAAACCAAAGGCAAAAGTAGAGGATATACAGAACGTAAAGAGATTGTCGCCCCTGATGGAGTGGGGGTACAGGTAACAGGCAAAGACTTTGATGTGTCGAAGTTATCGGAGGAAGAAAGAAAAGTATTGTTGGGTATTGCGGAAAAGCAGGATAAAGCAGCAAAAGAGTGAGTTTAGGACAGGTAGATATATTGAGCATGGCAAGAGCCGTCCAGGCGGATGAATGTAGGAAATCATTTTTCTACTTCGTGAAAACGTTTTGGGCGGTTATTATACCGGAAACTCCGGTTTTTAATTGGCATATTCCGTATCTGTGTGAAGAACTTCAAGAGCTATCTGGCTATATCGTACGCAGAGAGAAGAAGCCCTATGACATAATTATCAATATTCCTCCTGGTTCTACCAAATCAACTATTGTCACAATTATGTGGCATGCATGGCTTTGGACGCAGGATGCACGGTTGAGGATTATTTCAAACTCCTATTCGGGCGACTTGTCGTTAGAACACGCTTCGAAGTCGAAGGACATCATCACTTCTGACTTGTATCGTACTTTGTTTCCGGAAGTGGTGATAAGACACGATAAGTCCGGTAAAGGTAGTTATGAGAACATAAAGGGGGGCGCCAGATATTCTACTTCGACAGGTGGTACAATTACCGGAAAGCACGCGCATGTGATTATCAACGACGACCCTGTAAATCCCAAACAGGCGGAGTCTCCTGCAATGAGATTACAAGCGAATGACCATACTAAAACGCTTTCGTCCCGTAAGGTTGACAAAAAGAATACTCCGATGGTAACTATTATGCAAAGATTGCATGATGATGATGTGACGGGGTATCTGCTGAAAAAGAAAAAGGATAAGATTAGGCATATATGCCTACCAGCAGAAGTGTCGGAGAGGGTGAATCCTCCGGAGCTGAAAGAACGTTACATTGACGGCCTTCTGGACCCTGTACGTATTGACAGGGAGGTGATAGATGAAGCAAAGATTGACCTCGGTAGCCGTGGGTATGCCGGACAGTATGAACAGGCTCCTTCGGTTGAAGGTGGTAATATCGTCAAAGCAAGTTGGTTCGGGCATATTCCATTATCGCAGTTCCTTGCTGTTCGTGGCGGCGCTCCGATTCACTTCTTTCTCGATACTGCCTATGATGAGAAAAAACAGAAAACGGACAATGACCCGTCCGGAATACTTGCTGCATGTCGGATACAGAACTGTTTGTACTTGTTCCATGCGCAAAAGGTCTGGAAGGAGTTTCCTGAATTAATGAGGTTCATTCCAGATTATGTGCGGGCACATGGATATGATAGCCGGAGCACGATCAGAATAGAACCGAAGGCAAATGGTATAACTGTCATTCAGGCAGTAAAGAAGTACACTAAACTGAATGTAACCAGAACACCAGCACCAACGGACAGCAAGGAAGTGCGACTACACGGTGTCTCGCCTAAAATAGAGTGCGGCCGGGTGATATTGGTGGAAGGTGATTGGAACGAAGAGTTTATAGATGAGGTGAGCCAGTTTCCGGCAAAGACACATGATGAGTATGTAGATATTCTGGTTTATGCAATCAATTATCTTCTGGATGATGATTATGCGGAATTATCAGATGAAGATGAAGAATATATTTTAAGTGCTTTAGGTGGTTAATTTTTAATGTTGTAATTATGGGATTGTTTAATTGGATTGTTAATGGTGTGAATGCGGCTGTTGGTCGCAATCAGGAGTTTGAACAGTTGTTGAAAGCTAAGGATGTGAACCGCGCGCTTTCACAAATGACGGATAACTCTGCAAAGGTTGAAGCTGCTTTGAAGGTATATGATATCCAGCAGCATGAGGTGATGAATAGGCCGAATAAAGCGGTGTTTGGTAAAAAGGACTCTGCAACGGGAAAACGTAAGTTTCTACGGTGGGAAGAAAAATGGAAAATTCCTATTCCTTATCCCGTTTTTATCAATGAGATAGCTCTCGTATTCTTGTATGGTCGTCCTCTGAAATGGACGCAATCATCTAAGGGGACAGACCGGGCTTTTTCCAGATACATCGATTTGATTAAAAGTACCCGATTTAATGCGAAGGTTCGCGAAGCAAAACGTCTGGCAGGCGCGGAAGGGCAAAGTGCATTGCTCTTTCATGCTTATCGGAATGACGAAGGTAAACCGGATTGCCTTATCAAAGTCGTAGCCAGAAGTCTGGGTGATGATATATATTTCCGTAAAGACCAATTCGGACGGATGATGTGCTTTGCACGTGGGTATAACTTACAGGAAGTAGGCGGTGAAATCAAATATCATGTTGATATACATACAAAGAATATGATATATCACTGCAAACGTGCTCCTATGGGTTGGGACATTGAGGAAGAGGTGAATCTTGCAAAGAAGATATGTGTGGTTCTTTTTGAGCAGGAACCGGAGTGTGCTGGTGTTGAACCTATGATGCACCGTAAAGAAATGATGGTAAGCCGTAGAGCCGATGTCAATGATCGTTTTTCTGATCCTGCTTTAGTTGCTGATGCGGATATTGTTAATTCTCTTCCAGAAAAAGGTGAGGATAGCAAATTTTTTGCTTTGAAACCTTCGTTAGACGGTTCCAAAAAACCGGACATGAAATATCTGACATGGGATAATGCACCGGAAAATCAGAAGCAGGAAGCGGAGGAGTTGGACGATAAGATTCATCGTTTCACTTTCACCCCTAAAATAGACTTTGATACGATGAAGAGCCTTTCCCAGATTTCGGCTAAAGCTTTGAAACAGCTAATGCTTTTGGCTGTAATCAAGGCAGACCGACATAAAGAAAGACACGATGAGTATGCAGATCGTATAGCCAGTGTACTTATTGCTATAATTGGTAACGTTCTGGATATATCTCTTCGAGGTGAGTGTGACAACCTGGTCGTGGAACATGAATTTCAAGAACCGTTCGGAGAAGATATTGAAGCCGTATTAAAAAATCTGATCTCCACTAAAAATGCTGGTGGTATGTCCGACGAAACATTTATTGAAATGAATCCGATCATCAAGGATTCTACTCTGGAAAAAGAACGTTTGAAAGCGCAACATGAGCAGGAGTTAAAAGAAGAGAAAGACCGGTATAAACAGGATGTTTTCGGTAGTGCAGAATAAAGGGCATGGCAAAGATTGATGAGAACAAGTATAAACGGGCATTACTTCAACGTACCGAAGGATATGCTGCAAACGTCCGGACAATCTACCTGGATGTGATGGGACAGCTTATCTCTTTAGCATTGGAGATTGAGCCTATCCATGACGCTAAGAAGCCGTTTGTCTTTGCTGACTATCCTACTATATCTGACAAAGCAAACGTTCTGTTACGGGAACTGTACACCCGTGTGTATCAACAAATACAGTCTGGTATCATAAACGAGTGGGAGCAAGCTAACTTAAAATCAGACGAACTCGTCCGATCCGTGTTCGGTAAGAAGGCTGTGGATAATGAGCATTTTGCGCGCTACTTTGGGCGTAACAAGAAAGCTATGGATTCTTTCTTTGCACGAAGGTCCGGAGATGATGGATTGAACCTGTCTCAACGTATTTGGAAATATGAAGGGCAGTTTCGGCAAGAAATGGAAATGTCTATTGATTGTTGTATCGGGCAAGGAATGTCTGCAAATTCGATGGCGGCAAAGGTGAAGCAGTTTCTCAATCAACCGGATAAATTGTTTAGACGGGTTCGTGATGAACGGGGAGAGCTTGTTTTATCAAAGAACGCGAAAGCTTATCATCCGGGGCCAGGTCAATATCGTAGTAGTAGCCGCAATGCTCAACGTTTGGCACGGACGGAGCCTAATATTGCATATCGGACAGCCGATCATGAAAGATGGGCCCAACTTGATTTTGTTGTAGGGATTGAAATAAAGCTCTCAAAGAATCATCCGGAAAAGGATATTTGTGATAAACTAGCCGGAGTATATCCTAAAGGCTTCAAGTTTACGGGATGGCATTCTAACTGTATGTGCCATGCGATTAGTGTGCTTGCTTCGGATGATGAAGTAGATATGCTCACTGATAAGATTCTTGCCGGAGAGGAAACGGCAGGATTCAAATCGAAAAACGAAGTTACTGAACTGCCAAGTGAGTTTTATTCATGGATGCAGGAAAATGAGGAGCGAATCGAAAAGGCAAATAACCGTGGCACTCTTCCATATTGGATAAAGGATAATCCGCAATACACAGGTGTTAAGGTAAAAGCAATGAATACTGGTGAGCGGAATGATATTCGAAAGAAGTCAAAGGAGAAATATCAATCGTATGATGAGAAGTGGGATAGGACGTATTTCGATGAGTTCAGTGGTGGCTTTAATGTCTATCATCAGGAACATCAGTTCACCAACACACAGGGCGGTGGTGATGCTGAAAAGATGGTTGGTAAGTTATTAGCAAAGAATAACGGGAAACAGGTGGAGTTCCTGCCGGAGAATGGTAAGGGCAAAGGTGTACCAGATTTAATGTTCGACGATCATACGTGGGATGTGAAATACATTGATAACGCCAATGAGAATACTATTCGCGCATATATCAAAGATGCTCGGAAAGCTGATCGGGCAATATTCTATTTCACGAATGAGAAGTACCAGGAACTACGTTCGGCTATCAACAGGGAAGTCGGACGCTTTAAGGGGATGAATAGGTTAGGCGAACTTCCAGATATTTACTACATGGATAATGAGGGACTGCTAAAACTGTTGTGGAAGAAGTAATTATTATTTTTGAAATTGATTAGTTTTATTTTTACCTTTGTAAAAAAGTAGAGTATGAATGAGTATTTGTCATGGAGTGCTATCATTGCATTCTTCATTTTCATAGCCCAGCAGATTTTTAAAACTTGGTTAGATTATAGAAAATATCGTTCCGAGGTTGTTTTTAGCAAACTTCATCAAGAGCGTGCGGAAACGATTAAGGAGCTATATAAAAAGATTGTATTGTTAGAATATGCAATTAGAAATTTTTTATTCCCAGAGCATGCTGGTAGGGATTTGAAATCAGAATCAGAAGATTCTTTGTCTCAAGATTATTTTTTGGATAAAATGAATCAAGCTTTTGCAGATACTATTGACTTCTTCGTGCTTAATAAAATTTATTTATCAGTGGATTTATGTCGCCAAATAGAAATGTTAGTGAAAGAATATATTGGTGTAGGACAAAATTATTCTAATGTATTAATTGATATTAAAAAGAAGGGATTTGATATGTGGGTAAAGAAAAGATTAAAAGAAAAAAATGAATTACGTGAAGATTATCAGATTGCCATATCTGAACTATTGAAAAAACTAGAGAATGAGTTTAGAAAAACTTTGGGTGCTAAATAGAAAACGAAATATATAATAAATCTTAGGTAAGTTCTATATTTAGAGGTGGCATAGTCGGGGCTTCTCCTTCTTTAATAATTAGGAAAGAAGGTTTGGTATATTTTAATAATTCGAGATATAGTCTGTAGAATGGAATGATATATTGCCCTATATCAGGTATGGTAACTTCGTTTTTTCTGTTTATGTATAAAGTATTAATGGCCCAAATGAACTGGCAATTATCTATTTTAGCAATAATATCTATCAAGTGTTCGTCTTCAAAAGTTATAATTGGAAGTGATAAAAAATATTCAGCCTTTGATTTTATGGAATCAGTATGTAAGTTGATAAATACCATTTCACTATAACCTCTAAAATCTATAATAGGTTCAGTTTTAGTTTCATATCTAAACCAAAAATCAGTCTGAATATCTCGTATTTCTGTGATTTGATTAAAGTCTGATTCGTTAATATCTGAGTAGTACTTTTCGCAAGAGTTTATAGAATATGATGTTGTGAAATAAGCAATTATTTCTTGCATGTTATTAACTATAAAGTTAAGAAGATTTTGATTGATTAATCTGGTAGCTTTTCGTTTCTTTTTTTCGGGTATTACAACTAATAGGTAGTAAAATAGGGTACTTGTAATAACCCCAAGACTTAAATCAATGACTAAACTATTTATTTTTTCTATCTTGTCACCAGAGTAATTGCAGTTAAAAGTTGGAAACCAGTTAAGTATTATTTGGAGTACAAAGAATATCGAGACGATATTTAATGCAGCTAAGATAATATGTAGTTTCTTCATGTTTAGATTTTAATTAAAAATGGGCGGATTATTGCTCCGCCCGGGCTGGTGCAGAAAGCGGGAACATAACTTCCCTCACTCTTTCCACAATGCAAATGTACAAATAAGTTTTAGGAAAACAATAACTTATACCCTATATCCCTCTGATTTTAATCTTTCTAGCTCGTCTGATATTATCTGCTCAAAATATTTTGCAGTAACATTAGGTATGACGAACCACACTGGGCGGGCTCTTGAGACTGGCATTCCTAAACAAACTTTCTTTCCGCTGATTTTGTCTGAATCGTCCCATTCCTTTCTGCTGACGTTCCATCTCATTCCATATACTTTGCTACCTTCCCATTCTAATTCTGCTATTGAAAAAGAATAAAGCCCTCCGTCAAATATGACTTTGACAATTTTCATGAATCTTTGGGGCGAAGTTACCTGATTTGGCTTAAAATAAATCATAATTTTTATAATTTTTAATTTTTGTATTGCAAAGATAATCAGAATATAATTGTTTTGCAATGTTGCGAATTAAGAAAGAAAGGGCGTCCGTTCCGGCCTTGCCCTTTCTTTCTTAAAGATTTGAAACGCTTAAAAACGCCAAAAATTATTTTTCTTTCTTTTTCCTTCTTAATTCACCTAATCGGATAGTACATTTGTCGTTGCTGTACGGCTTTTCCTCTAGGTGAAATTTAGACTTTAGATAGCCGTAACTTATTCCTAGCTGTTCAGCGGAGAAAGTGTCGTAGATGGCAGCTTGTGAGCCAAAATAGAAATGCTTCTCCGATTTTCCGTCCACCTCTATCGGTTCAGAGAGTTCTACGTGATATATTTTACTTGTCTGTTTCATCTTTACTTTTCTTTTTGTACTCCTCGAATATCTCGTTAAATAACTCGATATACTTAATGTTGTTGGAAAATGTAATACAATTCTCTTTGATATTTTGCTCAATATATATGCTGGGTTCTGTTGGATAGAGAAATTTTGATATAAATTTATCATCATCTCTGAACCAATTCAAATTTGATATATGATTCACACCAAATAGCTCTATCAATTGTTTGCTGCTAAGAATGAGCATATTCTCGCGTGCTTTTGCATTCATATGGTTGCTATCAGCAATTGTTTTAAGTGCTTCTTCCAAATCTAAAATGAATTTTCTTCGAATATCTTCATCGTTGAAGGCTTTTCTTATTTCTCTTTCTATGGCTCCAGATTTATCGTTTCCTTTTCTATAGTTTATTTCTCCGGCTCTATCAAGTGGGAGAGTAAACTCTGCACCTTTGTATTTTTTTTCATTCAGAATTTTATGAATGTGTACACCTGTCCCCCATTTAAATGCTCTACCTGTTCCACTATCATGGTTATCAATTCGGATAGTTTGATTTTTTAATATGCTTGTAAGTTTCTTCATGTTACAATGTTTTTCATTTCTGCAAATTTAGTTCAAATATAAAATCTCTGATAGAAATTTTCCAAATTTTATTAAGGTAGCCCGAAGACTACCGATTAAACATCCCCCCACAATTTAACTGCAAGATCATAATTCTTTTTAGCCTCGTTTACTGCTTTTTTTGCGTATGGCAAAGAGAAAGAGTGCTCACGTGGGTAATGGTTAATAATACTTTTCTGTATAAATTATAAATATGTGTGTTTGATAAACTCTTTTATTGGCTGCAAATATATATCATATATTTAATATATGAAATGTTAGTATTCGTTTTTTTTAATTATTTCATTGATTGATTTGTAATTATCTAAAATATCGACAGTTGCGGTTATGAAAAATAAATGGGTTTAATAAACGCACATTTGGAATAATTTATATCTTTACCGCAAATTAATCAATTTGGATATGAAAAAGAAACTTTTAGAAGCGTTAAAAAACAAATTTGTGGGTGTTGACGAGGCCATTCTGGAGAGAATTGCAACTAAAAAGACGGAAGGTGTGACGGATGAAAGTCAGATTACGGGAATTGTAGACGGCATCAACTTTCAAGACGTAGTTAAATCCTACGGGGACTACCGGGCTAATGAAGCAAATGTTTCCTCTATTAAAAACTATGAGGAAAAACACGGTTTAAAGGACGGGAAACCTATAACAGCAGGTGGTGAAGGTGCAGATGGTAACAAGGGAGTTAAGACGAGTTATACAACGGAAGAGTTGGATAGCTATTTTACTTCAAAGTTGGAAGCTGCAATTAAGCCTTATAAGGATGAGATTGAAACTCTTAAAAAAGATAAGAGCCAGACTGATCGACAAGCTACCATATCCAATGCGATGAAGAAACTGGGATTAACCGAGGATGAAATGCAGTTCGTTACAGTACCGGATGATAAGGAGCCAGAAGAATATCTGACTGGCTATAAGCAACATCTTATTACAAAAGGCTTGAAACCTGCAGAAGACAATGGGTCGCAAGCGTCTGATTCACAGGTGCAGGATGCTGTGGCTGCTGACTGGTTGAAATCTTTAGGTGTTCCAGAATAGAACGTTTAATGTTTGGCCAACAAAGTTACTACAAAAAAGTGAAATGCGGAAAGATATAGTGATAGAATTGAGTT